AAAAAAGTGTTTATATCTGTTAAAAAGTATTTTATTATAATATAGTATATAGGTTGTATATTTACATAACACTTTAATCTTTTAATTTGTTTTTAAATAAAGTGACTTTTGTTTTTAATTTTGTTTTTTAGAGGGTATCAGAAATGGTATCCTCTTTTTTTTGCTTAATATTTTTTTTATTCAAATAAAAGTGTTATATTTGTTAAATAATAATAATTAAATACACATTATGAAAGAAATTTATAAAGACATAGTAGGTTATGAAGGACATTATCAAATATCAAATTTAGGTAATGTAAAAAGCATTAAGTTTAAAAAAGAAAAGATATTAAAAGGTGCTGCTATGAACACAGGATATAGGGTTGTTAATTTATTTTTAAATAATAAGGGAAAAGTTTGGCAAGTTCATCAATTAGTTGCAATAGCTTTTTTAGAGCATAAAATTAATGGACATAAATTAGTAGTTGACCATATAGATAACAATCCTTTAAATAATAAGTTATCCAACTTACAGGTTGTAACCGCAAGACAAAACTTATCTAAAGACAAAAAAGGATATTCAAGTAAATATGTTGGTATAACTTGGCATAAAGCTGCTAAAAAGTGGATTGCACAAATTTTAATAAAAGGTAAACGTAAATATTTAGGCTTATTTGAAGATGAATACAAAGCACATTTAGTTTATATGAAAGAACTTGAAATGCTAAAAAAATGTTAAAATTTAAAAAAAGTTTTTTTAGTATGTAAAAACCTTGTATTTTTGTAGGGTAAAACAATAATAATAATTAAAAATAAGAATTATGATAACAAAAACAGAAGACCGTTTTAACAAACGTAAAGAGGCAGTTGAGTATAGTAAACCAAATGCAATTATAAACAAGAACAAATCTTGGAACAGAAGACGAATAACTAAATAGATAAAAATTATGGAAAGCAATTGTTGTGGTGCATTACCACTATGGGAAACAGATATATGTTCAGACTGTGGAGAACACGCTGAATTTTATGAAACAGATTATTAACTTAAAAACAAACAAAATGAAAACATTTAATAACTCTCAAAAAGTAACTATATTAATTTTTGTAATTTTAGGCATTATTCTAATAGTAAACCAATTAATAAATGACTTTGATTTTACATTACAATGATAGAACAGAAAAAAACAAAACAAATGAAAACTTTAAAAGCAATTAAAAAATGAGCAAGATTAACAACGAAGCGTGGAAAGAACTTAAACAACAAATGGAATACCATTTAGAACAAGACCCCAATTTAACTGATATAGCAATTAATTATCAAGTTAGAATACCTGAAAGAGAAATAAAAAATTATTTAAGATTAAGTGTAAAAATAGACAACAATTAAAAACAAGAATTATGAAAGACATTATAGACTATCAATATCATCGTATTGTAGCATTAGACAAAATAGTTTCAGAACTTAAATTAAAGTTATTAGAAGTAACAGATAAAGAATGTACAGAAGAGTACAAACAATTAATTAGAAAACAAATATTAAACAAGTAAATTATGGAAAAATTAAACAAAATTCAAGCAGAATTAAAAGCACCAAAGAATCAACGTAACAACTTTGGTAAGTACAACTACAGAAGTTGTGAGGATATTTTAGAAGCAGTTAAACCACTATTAAGTAAATACAATTGCACGTTAACAATATCAGATGAAATTAAACAAGCAGGAGATATAATGTATGTTGAAGCAATAGCAATTATATCTGATGGAGAAAACCAAGTACATACTAAAGCACAAGCAGGAATTGATGTAAATCGTAAAGGTATGGACATTGCACAAAGTTTTGGTAGTAGTTCATCCTATGCAAGAAAGTATGCTTTAAATGGTTTATTCTTAATTGATGATACTAAAGATGTAGATGCAACAAATGACCATAGCACAAAAGCAGTTATTGAAAAGAAGTGGTTAAATAAAGATACACCTGAATTTAAGAAAGCACAAGTATATTTAAAAGGTGGAGGTAACATTAGCAATATAGAAGCTAAATATAAAATTAGTAAAGAAGTAAAAGAATTATTAACTAAATAAAAACAGCACAAGATGACACAATTAGATTATGATTTAGACAATTATTTAAGCGAATTTGATAAAGAGTTTAAGTGTTACGAATGTGAAAAAAGCATATCAAAGGAAGGATATTGCAGTAGGGATTGCTATAAAGCTGGACAACTATAATTTTGCACATTTAACATATCAACAAAAAATAATTAATATGAACGCAATCGAATTAAGGAAAACAAAGAAAGACCATTATAGACTATTTTTTAATGGAGTAGATGTAACAGGGGAACAAGAAAGAAGTGTTTTTCGACAAATCATCCAAGAAATAGATAACACAATTAATGTAGGAATATAACAATTAACAATTAAATTTAAAATTATGAGTAACAAATCGTATTTATTAGGAGACGTTGAATTATCAATCAACGAAATTAAAAAGTTAAATCAGTACTTTCAACACGTTTTAACGTATGATGCTAACAAAAAGTTAGTACCAAAAAAAGATGAAAATGGTGAAGCTATGAAAAAGCTAACATTAAACTTTTCAATTTTTGAAGAAGGCAGATATGGTAAAAATGTATCGTTTACATTACCACAATCTAAAGAACAAAGAGATGCAAAAGAACCAAAGAAGTATGTTGCCAATGGTAAAATATTTTATGCATCAGATGACTTGCAAGGTTTTGTTCAAAGAAACGAAAACAAACAAGAAGCAGTACAAGAAACTGTTGTAACATCGGATTTACCATTTTAATTACTAACTAAATAGGGGTGGTTTAGGCTACCCCTTTTTTTATTCTACTTTATGTGGCACTACAAAGGAAAACAAATTACAGACAGAAAACAATTATCTGAAGATGCAATAGGCTTCGTATATCGCATTACAAACACATTAAATGACAAACATTATATTGGTAAGAAGATATTGGTTAATAAGCGCACAAGAAAGCCTCTAAAAGGATACAAGCGTAAACGTGTTGACTATGTAGAAAGCAATTGGTTAAAGTACACAGGTAGTAATGAAGAAACAAAAAAATGGAAAATAGAAGAATGTTATAGAGAAATTTTATATATTTGCTATAACAGGACGATGATGTCATATTATGAGACTAAACTACAATTTATTGAAAATGTTTTAGAAAGTGATAAATACATAAATGATAACATAGCAGGGAAGTTCTATAAAAAAACAATTTTAAAATATAAACAAGATGCAAAAACAAAAAACAAAAACTGATGATGAAAAAGAAGTAGAAAGAATGTTGATTATTCAGCAGATGGAAGAGCTTGAAAAAGATGCTGAATTAGATGTTGCGGAAGATATTGCTTATCCACCTGTCGCAATTAGTTGTGGTACATATATAGATGTTGGTACTGATGGTACAAGAAGAACTTACCCAATTCCAATTGGTACTTATGGTAACTTTAGTTTTACACACGCTCATCCAAAAGTTGGAAAATCATTTTTTATGTCTTTATTAGTATCTGCTTATCAAGGTGGTCAAAATGATTACACTGGTAAATTAAAAGGGCATAGACAAGGTAGAAAGATAATACACTTTGATACTGAACAAGGTAAGTTTCACGCAAGTAAAGTAGCAAGACGACCATTAGTGATGAATGGTTATATGCAAGACGAAAACTATCACTTTTATGCATTACGTGCTATGGATTACAAACAAAGAAGGAACTTTATAGAATACATTTTATATACAAAGTTTGCAGGAGAAAAAATAGGTTTGGTAATTATTGATGGTATTGCAGATTTAACTTCAGATGTAAATTCAATGGAACAATCAACAGAAGTGCAAGAATTATTAATGCGTTGGACAGATGATTTACAATGCCACATATCAACAATAATACATTCTAATTATGGTTCAACTAAACCGACTGGAGTGTTAGGGTCATCGCTTGAGAAGAAGGCGGAAACACAAATTATGTTAGAAAAAAACAATGCTAATCAAGGTTGGGTAACAGTTGAATGTAAAAGAGGTAGAAACAGAAACTTCGATACATTTAGTTTTGGCTTTGAAGAAAACGGTTTGCCAAAGTTTATTAAAGATGATTTTGAATTTTAAAAATAAAATTGTATATTGCACAATAATTAAAAAATAAAAACAATGAATATATTAAAAAAAGCAAACGAAATTGTAAATGAACGTTCAGAAGAAAAAGAAAGAATGTATGGAGACTTTCAAGAGTGTATGCAAAAAACAGCTGATATAGCTTCTTTAATGAGTAATAAAGAAATTAATATAGTAGATGCCTACAATGTTCTAATAGCTCTTAAATTAGCTCGACAATCTAATGCACACAAAGAAGATAACTTGTTGGATGCATTGGCTTACATTGGTTCACTAAACAACGTATTAGAAAATGAAAAATAAAATAGAAAAACAATATAAAAAAATATTGCACAAAGCAATTACTAAAGGACAATTTAGAGACGATAGAACAAGTGTAGGTTCATACTCCTTATTTAATCAACAATTATCTTGGAATTTAAAAAATAATTTTCCAATGATGACCGGTCGTAAAATATATCAAAAAGTATTTAATACAGAATTTGATTGGTTTATTAATGGTGAAACAAACATACAAAGATTCAAAGATAACAATGTTAAGATATGGAATGAATGGGCAGATGCTAATGGTGATTTAGGGCCTGTTTATGGTTATCAATTAAGAAACTTTAATAGTAATGGTATCGACCAACTTAAAAGCTTGTTAGAGAGTCTTAAAACAAATCCTGATTCAAGAAGACATATTGTAACTTTATGGAATCCACAACAGTTAGAGGATATGGCTTTACCCCCTTGTTATTTATATTTTCAATTCTTTGTTCAGGGTGATAAATTGAATATGTTTGCTGTACAACGTTCGGGTGATTTATTTTTAGGTATACCTTATGATGTTGCATTATTTTCAAAACTATTATTGTATGTATCTGACGAGGCCAATTTAAAAGCAAATAAGATAGACTTGCAAATAGTAGATGCACACGTATATAAAAATCAATTAGACAGTGTAAAAGACTATTTAAAAACTAAAACATATAGTTTACCAAAATATTCTTATATTGCCAAAGAACTTAAAATAACAAATTATAAATTTCATAAATTAATAACAGCTCCTGTAGCTATATAAACAAAAACTATGTATTACGTATATTACATCAAAGGAAAAAAAATAGGTTGTACTAATAACCTTAAAAAAAGAGTAGAAGAACAACAAGGTTATAAAGATTACCAGATACTATTTGAGTCACCTGATATTAAAAAAGCTTCTAATGCTGAAAGATATTATCAAGAGAGACTAGGATACAAAGTAGATAAACAAACTTACGAAGAATTAACAGTTAAAAATAAACAATTAAAAAACAAAAACGAAATGATACACACTACAAACACAACAGTAACTTTTAAGATAAAAAGTAAAGAAGAAGTAACAAATGATTTTTTATTAAACAAAATAATGTTTTTAGAAATAGAGGGTGAAGCTATAAACTTAACAGAACAACATTGTGAATGGATTAAACAACATTTAAAGACTTCTCAATATGGAGATAAATATGGTTTTTTTATTTATAATGGAGCATTTTTAGAAGCACATAAGAGTTTTCAAACAGAAGATAATGTATTTAATAATATTAGAGATTGGGCTAAACAGAGAGATTTATATGATAAAGGAGATACAAAAACACAATATGTTAAATTACAGGAAGAGTCAGGGGAATTAGCTAAAGCTATTTTAAAGAATGACAAACCTGAGATTGAAGATGCTATTGGGGATATGGTTGTTGTATTAACAAACTTAGCTCACTTAGAAGGGTTGACAATTGAAGAGTGCATACAATCTGCTTATGATGTTATAAAGAACAGAACGGGTAAGATGGTTAATGGAACTTATGTGAAGAATAACTAAGATGGATATTCAACTATTGAATGGAGATACTTTTGAGAAAAGTGATATCCTAAAACAAATGATGGATGATACTTTTTATTATGGGTATTTAGGTAAGAATGCTTTATCAAGTTCTACTTGTAAAAGTTTATTAGAAGGTCCTGAGGCATATTATAATATGTTGAATAAACAAGAAGGTAAAGAACATCAAGCTTTGAGAGATGGTAGGTTAATACACTTACTGTCTCTTGAGCCACATCGTATTGATGAACTTACTATTATTGATAGCACAAAAGGTAGTAAAGCTTATAAGTTAGCAGTCGAAGAACAATTACCTCAAACAGTATATACACGTTCAGAATTAAATAGATGTAAAGATATAGCTGATGCCGTATTGGATAATGATGAATATAGAGAATTAGTTAGGTTTGCTCATTTTGAAAAACCTGAGATTGGTTATTACAATGGTTTGCCATTTAGAGGTAAAGCGGATATATCATTACCGGGGATTGTTATTGATTTAAAAACTACAAGTGATATTAATAGATTTGATGAAGCAGCAATGTATTGGAACTATGATGTACAAGCAGCATTGTATTTAGAATTGTTTGGCGCATTTGAATTTAAGTATGTTGTAGTGGATAAAAGAACTAAAGAAATTGGATTTTATTCTTTCTCAGATGAATTTATACAAAGCGGTTATAATAAATTACAATTAGCTACTGATAATTATTTAAAATATAAAGATGAATACTTGTAAAGAACTACAAAACATAGCTTATAAAAGCTGTATAGATAGTTATTTTAATTCAAAAGATAGAGAAGATATTGTTGAATATTGGGTTTATCTATTAGAAAAAGAAAGATGGTGTGAAGCAGAAGGTGTTGAGAAAGCATTAGAACTAATTGATATTTACATAGAGATAAAAGAATAAATGCCAAAGCTAAAAAAACAGATAGTAATAAAAAATCCAAACTATAAAGCACAACAATTTTGTTTTAAAGAAGGCTTTATTATTTACCCTGAACTATTTGGTAATGAATACAAGATAGTGTATCAACGTGGACATAAAAAACAATACTATATGAAAGGACAGTTGTTTAACATACAAGAATCATTTCAAGCGATGTGGGATTTATATAATAAGATTTACGAACATTTAAAATAAGAATATGGAATTACAAGGGTGGGAAATAAGTTTACAAACAACAAAAGGTATTTTGTTAGGTGTACAAGAATTAGAATTTATAGAAGAAAACGTTTATGAAAAGGATATTGAAATACATTTTCCTTTCTTTAAAATAATAATAACATTAATTTATAACTAATATGAGAAGCACACAAATGCATTACGAAAACAGAAACAATAGTAATTACGATGTAATTGATTTTATTAAAGATTACGAACTAAATTTTAATTTAGGTAATGTGGTCAAGTACATTTCAAGATTAGGTAAGAAAGATGAGAAGTTAAGAGAATTACGGAAAGCATTGGACTATCTACAACGTGAAATAGAACACGAGGAACAGATACAAAAAAGTGAAATAGAAAGATTAAGAGGGCAATAGCTCTCTTTTTTTGTTAAAGAAACGCTAAAATTTGTTAAAAAGTTTTTATAGTATTTAAATGTGTTGTATATTTACAGTGTAATTAAAAACAAACATTATGACAACTTTCGAAAATATCGCAGACGTATTAGTAATAAAAGAGCATATTGACCACGCATTAAGTAATTCTTATGAAGGTTTATCTTATGACAGAAACTTTAACGCTCTTGGTCAAGAGATTATGATTTATACAAGAGATGGACAATATGAAAATGAGGTTATATTAACCTCGGATAAGTTAGATTCTATTTATGTTTTAAATAACCATATCGGGTATCAAACAGAAATAATTCAGGAATTATTAAAAAAATAAATAATAAAAGGCGGTGTAAAAGCCACCAATTAATAAACTAAAAACAAAATATTATGAAAACAATTAGAAGATTTATTAAAGAGTACAAGGAAAACAAGAATTTAATACCATTTAAGACAATTATTTTAGATACAGGTATTATATGTCAACATTATAGAAATGGTAAAATAGAGGTAAGGTAATGGAAGCACATAACGTAAAATACGGAACAAAAGTAATAGTAACTGATGAAAACGTAAAGACTCCAACATCTTCAATACCTGTAAATAAAGGTGATGAAATTACGATATACAAACTTGATGGAATGTATTGCAACGCAGTAGATAAATATGGTAATAAAATTTACATTGCAGGATGGACTGAAGTTAAACCTTGTGTATAAAAATAATAATTAAATAATAAAGATATGATGAGCGAACCTTTAAAAATAACATTAGAAAACTTTAAACAGACTTTTGATTTATTATATGCTGATAATGTATATTTAAAATCAAAGATAGAATTATTAGAAAACGAAATAGAATTAGAAATAGCAAAAGCAGAATTAAAATGGACACACAATTAAAATCAAAAATTAAATCAATTGAACCTGAATTTACAGATACAGATGCTAATATTAGCAGAATATCTTTACCTAATCAAGTAGCATTATATTTAAATAATAACGAATACTTAATCGATATATCATTAACCGATAGTATATTGGAAGTAAACATACATATTGGAGGAGATAAAATAAAGCTATCTAACGAAGAAATAAAGTGGTTGTATACATATTTAGATGAATTATTAATTAATCAAATAGAACTCACTAAAATGTATTATGAGGCTGAACAATACGAGAATGAAATAAATTGGTATATAGAATAAACAAACATTATGAGAAACTATAACGAAGTACAATTAGAACAAATCACAGGAGCAATCATAACTTCATTTATTAACCTACACTTTTTAGAAGAAGCAGCACAAAGTGGTTTATTTAGACAACGGGTAAGAAAGAATGTAAAACGTACATTAGATGATTTAATTCATTTAGAGACTACATACTTCAACGAAATAGAAAAGGTTGATGAGGCAGAACTTGGGGATAAATTAGTGGCTAACAATTTAGAATTTATTACGTTCTTATTAAAGATGTTTAGATTCAATGATTTTAGTAAGATGCAAGAAATTGCGGTAGCTTATTCAATGGATAAAGAAGCAGTAACAAAAGTAACAGATGAGATATTAATTAAAAACGGAGCAAAAGATGAGAACATATAATAAAGATAAAGCGATAGAATTATACAAAGATTTTAAACAACTTACTAAAGTAGATGTATTTAATCGTTCAAGGGAAACCAAAATAATGGTATTACGTTCATTGTTTTATAGAGTGTTACAAGATAATAATTTTATGAATGATAGAGAGATAGCAGAGTTCTTTACAGAGATGGGAGATAGAAGAGACAGAAGTAGCATATACATATCATTGACTAAAATAAACCACTACTATTCAAACTTTGATTACTTCAGGAAAATATATGATTTGTATTTTTATGATTTAAAAGAACCCCAAATACAATATAAATTAGATAGACAACAAGATAAATTAGACAACTTAATTGATACAGTTGAATGTAAAATTAGAAGAGATGAACTATATGAAATGGTCAACCTACGAATTAAATCTTGGTCTTGGAAGGTAGAAGATAGATGTGAAATAATAGAAGGAGTAGGTACATTTTAAATGTACTATAAATAAAACTTATAGTAACTATAAGAAAAAAGTATTGAAATATTTGCAAAAAGTCCTCTTAGAATTGTATTATAATAAGATAATCTTTTTATCAACATATATTTTATTCTTTTATTTAAATATATTTTTAATATATTATATTCAACATTGGGTATATATGTTTACCTAAATATGTTTTTTACAATTATATTATTCTAATGTTTTGGCCAAGGTATACTATTTTTTAAAATAGTTTAAAACTTTGTACAACTTTCTCAAATTATTTTATTAAATTTACGTAAATATTAAATTACTTGTGTAATTATATTAATATAACAAAACAATAATAACATTGTTTTTAAATAAAGAATTATGAAAACATTAGAATTAGTTTATAAGGACCATAAAAAATGGATTAATACCGTCAAGAAGATGGGTAGTTCCCAAGAAGAAGCCGAAGATATCGTTGGGGAGATGTACGTAAAGGTAGGTGAATTAGTCAATAATGGTTTAGTCCCATTTTATGGAGATGAAATTAACTACTTTTATATTTACAGAGCATTAAGAAATATATTTTTAAATTTAAAAAACAAACAAAAGAAAGAAGGTAAAGTATCTTTAGACAATGCTTTGGAATTAGAAGATGGTGCATATATTGATTTTGAAAGAGAGAATGAAAAGGTTGAAGCTGCCCTAGATAAATTGCATTGGTACGATAGAAAGGTTTATAATATACTACAGGAGGATTACAGTATAAGAGAACTTTCTAATAAAACGGGTATAACATACCATAGTTTATACAATACCTTTAGGAAAGTTAAAGAACAATTAAAAAAAGAATTATGAAACTTGGAGATTTAATAGAACGCATAACATATTACACTGGAATTAAATGGCTTGTTAAAAGACTATTTGGAAAAGATTGTGGGTGTGATAAAAGACAAGAACAATTAAATGATATTGAGTTATGGTAGAAGATAAAATAATATGGCAAGGTATTAAATACCGTACAAAAACAAGAATGACTAATGAAGATTTTAAGTTAATGTGTGAACTACATTCTAAATACTTCAATCATAAATATTATGAACCTTGTACTTGTAATAAAAGAAATATAAGAAAGTGGATTGAACAATTAGATAATGTACTTTTTTAAACTTTAATTAAAAGGCTCTATTAAATTAGAGTCTTTTTTTTGTAATATAATTAATCAAATAGTTAGAATGTATTAGAATATGGACAACAGAAAGAACAACGGAAATAATGGTCACTCAACCAAAGCCAAAGAAGGTAAGATAGATAAACGTAAGAACGAATATAGAAGTGCATTAAAAGAAGCTGCAACAAAACAAGATGTTATTGATGTCATTAAAATGATTAAGACAAAAGCAATTAAAGACCAAGATACGCAAGCAGCTAAATTATTTTTAGAATACTACATTGGTAAACCTAAAGATGAGGTTGATATCACAACTAATGGTGAGATGTTGAATATACCTGTAATTCATTTTAAAAAGTCAGAATAGATTTGAGTGATATTATAATCAATGAAAAGTTTTTACCTTTAAAAGATAGTAATGCAAGATACTATATTGTAACAGGTGGAAGAGGTTCAAGCAAGAGTTTTAGTACAACACTAATAGAAGCTACGAATACTTTATCACAAGGTTACAATTGTTTGTATACAAGATATACAATGACTTCTGCAGAACTATCAATTATACCTGAATTTAAAGAGAAGATAGAACTACTTAATTTAGATAGTATATTTGATGTCAATCGTAAAGAAATAACTAATATAGTTACAGGTAGTAAAATACTATTTAGAGGTATTAAAACAAGTGCAGGTAATCAAACTGCAAACCTTAAATCATTACAAGGTATATCAACTTGGGTATTAGATGAAGCAGAAGAAATGGTAGATGAGAATGAATTTGATACTATTGATTTATCAGTACGTTCTAATGTACAAAAGAATAGAATTATACTTATATTGAATCCAACTACAAAAGAACATTGGATATATAAACGCTTCTTTGAATCTAAAGGTGTTAAGGAGGGTTTTAATGGCATTAAAGATGATGTATGTTATATTCATACAACTTATTTAGATAATCGCTTAAACTTGCCCAAATCGTTCTTAAACAACATTGAGAACATAAGAGAAACAAACCCTAATAAATACAAGCATAAAATATTAGGCGGTTGGTTAGATAAAGCAGAGGGTGTTGTATTTACCAATTGGTCATTTGGAGAGTTTAATCCTGATGGTTTACAAACAACTTGCGGAATGGACTTTGGATTCAGTATTGACCCTGATACATTAACAGAAGTAGCTATTGATAAAAGTAAAAGAAAGATATATGTTAAGGAACATTTGTACAGAAATGGTTTAGGTACAACAGAATTGGCACAGATAATATTAAGTAGGGTTGGTAAAACTTTAATCGTAGCAGATAGTGCTGAACCACGTTTGATATCAGACTTAAAATACAAAGGAGTAAATATACAAGCGGTTAAAAAAGGTACTATTGAAAGTGGTGTAACAACAATGCAAGACTTTGAAATAGTGGTAGAACCTAACTCAAGTAACATAGCAAAAGAATTAAACAACTATGTTTATTTAGACAAAGGTAGTAAGTTATATTTAGATGACTTTAATCACGCAATTGATGGAATACGATATAATGTAATATACAATTTAGATAATCCAAATAAAGGCAATTATAGTATACGATAATGAGTAACGAACAAATGATAGCAGTTATAGAATGCTATATACACCATAAGGCAAATAAAGAAGTTAGAATAGCAAAACCTAAAACACCTCAACAATATTTGTTACTTACAAAAGCATACGAAAATTGTATTGGCTTTTTCCATAAATTATAGTTAAATAATTGTAATATATATATGAAGATAGAAATAAATGTACCAACAACATTAAACGATATTACTTTAGGTCAATATCAAAAGTTTTTAAAGATAGCAGAAAACAATGAAGATAGTTCTTTTTTAGATGCTAAAATGATTGAGATATTTTGTGGCATCCCGTTAAGTGATAGTTACAAATTAAAGATGTCAAGTGTTAAGACTATATTAGGTATTTTAGATGAGTTATTAAATACACAACCTAACCACCAAACAAAGTTTAAAATGAATGGTGTTGATTATGGTTTTATCCCTGACTTAAACGAAATGAGTTTAGGAGAGTATATTGATTTAGATAATCATATTGGTAATTGGGAAAATATGCACTATGCAATGAATGTACTATACAGAACAATTGTTACAGACAAAGCAGGTAGATACAACATTGTAGAATACGAAGTAGGCAATGAGGATAAAATGAAGGATATGCCTTTAGGTGCTGCATTAGGTTCTATTGTTTTTTTTTATCATTTAGGGAGGGAGTTATCGATGCATACTCTGAACTCTTTGGACAAACAGGAAATGGAGATTTATCTGCAGCATCCAACTTCTCAAGAAAGTGGGGTTGGTATCAATCAATTTATGGACTCGCTAACGGAGATATTACAAAGTTTGAAGATATCACTAAATTAAATGTTAATCAATGTTTCACTATGTTATCTTTTATGAAAGAGAAAGCACAATTAGAAGCACAACAAATAAAAAATAAATTCTAATGCAAGGTTTTTATAAAGTTACAGAAACGATAAAAGAACAACTATTATCAGACCCAAATGTAAATACAGTTACTACGGGAGATATTACAAGAATAGATTTAGGCAAACAAACTTTGTTTCCTTTATCACATATTATAATAAATACTGCAAGTAATGAAGATAATGTATTGCGTTTTAATCTATCTATTCTGTCGATGGATATTGTTGATGTTAGTAAAGAAGAAGTAGTTGATATATTTGTAGGTAATAACAACGAACAAGATATATTAAACACACAATTAGCAGTATTAAATAAATTGGTACAAGTTTTAAGAGGAGGTAATTTACACGTTGATTTATATCAAGTAGATGGCACACCAACGTTTGAACCTTTTTATGATAGGTTTGAAAATGAATTAGCAGGCTGGGCATTGTCGTTAGATGTTATAATACCAAATGATACTAATATATGTTAAGCAATGTTACAGATGAATTGAATAGATTTGCAAAGTATGTTGTATCACAATCAAGAGCAAATTTAACACGAAGCAAAAAGAACGCTTCTAAACGACTTTATAATAGTATTGAATATAAAGTAAAGGAAAGTAAAAATAGTTTCCAATTAGAGTTCTTAATGGAAGATTATGGTATCTTTCAAGACAAAGGTGTAAGTGGTGTTAAGAAGAAATATAATACTCCATATAGTTACAAAGATAAAATGCCGCCTGTTAAAAGTTTAGACAAGTGGATTGTAAAAAGAAATTTAAAAGGGGTGCGAGGTAAGGATGGTAAATTTATAAGCAGAAAGAGTTTACAATATATGATTGCAAGAAGTATTTACAATAATGGCATCAAACCAAGTTTATTCTTTACAAAACCATTTGAAAAAGCATTTAAGAATTTAGATGAAGATTTAGTTAAAGCGTTTAGATTAGATATGGAGAAGCTATTAACTACAACAACAAAAGATAATTTAAAGAAATAATGGCGAACATATATTTAAGAAGTCCGAAATACATTTCAGCAACTGCACCTACAAACGCAGTTAAAGTTCAATTAGAATTAGTAGTAGATAGTTCAATTATTTACACTTTAGAAAAAACAACATCTGCAGCTTCTTCTGTTTTATTTGAGGTTTCAGAATTGTTTAGAGATTACCTTGATTTAAGCGTTGATACAGATAGCACACATAGTGTGCCTTATTATTACACATTAACGTTTTTAAATTCATATGATTTACCTCTATCAACCTTATCAGATGGTGGTTTTATGAATGATGGTTATACATATTTTGAAGAGCCTGATGGTGTTTTAAATGGTAGAAGTTACTTACAAAGCAATAATATTATTTATAGATTAGAGGATAGTGACGTAAGAATACCAATAGACAGAAACGAAACAAGTAGAGTTACCTATCTTAAAAGTGGCGAGATTGTAAGTTCTGAAAATATAACAACAAGCGTTGCAAATAATATTTATTACATAGGGAAAAACCAAGATGGTTTTAAAGATAGAGTAGAAAGTGATGGTGGTATTTTTGAGGGCAATCTATGTATTCAAAGGTTTGATGACAATATAGACTTAAATGGTGTTGATGCAATTATTATAGAGGGTACTAATTCAACTGACAGGATAGATGTTAAAACAATAAGCGAGTGTAGATATACACCTGCTAAAGTTAGGTTTGTGAACAGGTTTGGTGCAATACAAGATTTATGGTTCTTTAAAAAGTCTATTGAAAGTTTAAGTACAACAACAGAAAAATACAAATCTAATTTTATTACAAGTGTAGGTACTTATGATAGGCTTTCACACCAATACCAGACTTTTAATGTACAAGGTAATAAGAAGATAACGTTAAACACAGGATACGTTGATGAAAGTTATAATGAGGTTATGCAGGAACTTTTATTAAGTGAGCAAGTTTGGATGGAGATGGATGATGTAACAACACCTATGAATGTAGATACAAAGAGTTTAACTTTTAAAACAAGTGTTAACGATAAATTAGTAGACTACAAATTAGATTTATCATTTGCTTACGACACTATAAACAATATTAGATAAATGCAAACAATTCAATTATATATAGATGGTCAAAGAGTGGATATGTTTAAAGATGAATCTGTAAGTTTAACGCAGTCTATACAGAATGCAAAAGACCCAGCAAAGATATTTACAGACTTCTCTAAATCATTTACAGTACCAGCTTCAAAAGTTAATAATAAAATATTTAAACATTATTATAACTTTGATATTGAAAATGGTTTTGATGCACGTGTAAAAGTTTCTGCAAACATAGAATTAAATAGTTTACCTTTTAGAAATGGCTTTATACAATTAAATGGCGTTGACTTAAAAAATAATAAAGCAGATGTTTATAGAATTACTTTCTTTGGAGAAACCGTAAATTTAAAAGATTTAGTTGGCGAGGACAAATTAAGTGCTTTAAGTTGGTTGGACAATTTTACTGTAACCTATGATGATACTTATGTAAGAGTATATCTTCAAAACGGATTTAATAAAACTGTTGGAGGGGTTACATATACAAGTGCTATTATTACCCCTTTAATAACTCACACAGATAGATTGTTTTATGATAGTACAAGTGGACACGCACACGATAATTCAAGCAACCTTTACTATCATTCTGGAGCTGGTAACGAGCACGGAGTATTATGGAGTCAATTAAAATATTCCATAAGATTGCATTTGATTATAAAAGCAATAGAAGAAAACTACAAAATTAAATTTAGTTCTGATTTTTTTAGTGATTCAAATTCTGCTTGGCATAATCTTTATATGTGGATGCATAGAAAGAAGGGAAATGTTGAAAGTGGAATTGCACCTCAAACATTTTCGAAAGTTGTTAATAATTTTAATGTTGGAAGTTTAAGTATTTCTAACATAGAATCAGATGGAACTACAATATCCGTAGATGTTTCTTCTCCAACTTTTTCAGAAGTAATAATATCAACTGCATCAACAAATCCTTATTCTGTTATCGTTTATAAAGATGGAGAGATTTTAGAGCAAGAAAATAATTTAGTAGGTAATTATACGGTTGACTTGGGTAGGGTTCATAATGGGAACTACTCAATAACTTTAATTTCTGAATTTTCAATTACATTCTCATCTGTTGTATGGGAATTTACACAAGGAGCAACTACTGAAAGTTTTACTGCTACAAGCGTTTTAATTCCTTCAACCTTTAGTTTTTATCCAACTCAACAATTACCTGAAATAAAAGTAATTGATTTTCTAACTGGTATTTTTAAGATGTTTAATTTAACTGCTTATGTAGAAGATGGTATTATTGTGGTTAAAACATTAGATAGTTTTTACTCATCTGGTGCATCTTATGATATAACTAAATTTATTGATGTAAATAAATCAAGTGCTAATGTTGCGTTGCCTTATAAACAAATTGATTTTGAATATTCAGATTATGAAACTTTTTTAGCTTCAATATTTAATCAATTAAATGCAAAGCAGTTTGGGGAGTTAAAATATAAAGGAGAAGAGAAGCAAAACTGGGTGGGTGATGTTTATAAAGTAACATTGCCATTTCAAAAAATACAATACGAAAGGCTGCCTAATTTAGAAACAAATGTACTAACAACAATTCAATATGGTTATTTTGTAGATGATAGTTTAGAGCCTTACATTGGCAAGCCTTTAATTCATTATGCGAATAGTCAAACTGGGGGCACTCCTTTATCTTTTGTAAATGAAGATGGAGGTCATAGCCGATTAACTACTTACTATATACCTTTAAATCAAAATGGGATTACATTAAGTGTTCAGTCATTACATTTCGGTGAAGAGGTTAGTGAATATAATTTAAGAGAAAATCCAAATGTAAATACACAAAGTTTGTTTGAAAACTATTATTCAAGCTATATACAAGATGTATTTAATTTAAAAAGAAGAATTATAAAAATGACTGCTTATTTACCTTTAAGAATTTTATTAAATTATAATCTTTTAGATACTTTTATAGTTAGTGGGGTTTCTTATAAGATTAATTCAATAACAACAAATTTAGAAAATGGAAAATCTGAATTAGAACTATTAAACGAAGTATAAAATGATAAAGCAGATATTAGATTTATTAGCAGTAACAGATAGCAAAGCAGAAGTAGTACAACAAGCAAAGGGTAAATATAAGTTTCCTGATACATTTAGCGAAGCATTTAAAAGACTTAAACAAGAAAAAGAATGGAGAAAATAATAATAGATTTAGAAGCTAAAACAGATAAAGCGGTAGATGATATTAAGAAACTAAATAAAGAACTTAACAACACATCAAACTTTTCTAAAGATGCGTCTGATAGTTTAAATAATACATCAGGTTCATTAGATAGTTCTTCTAATAGTGCGAAAAAATTAGCATCAGGTTTAGGAGAAGTTAAAGACAATGGTGGTGCTATTGCTATACTTGACAGTTTAACAGGTGGTTTAGCTTCACGTGTTAGAGATGCAGCTGAAGCTACTAAACTATTTAACTTTTCTTTAAAGAGTACAAGAAAGGCACTTATAGCTACAGGTATAGGAGCATTAGTTGTTTCTCTTGGGTTAGTTATTGCTTATTGGGATGATATTAAAGAATTAATAAGTGGTGTAAATTCTGAATTAAAGAAACAAGAGGAAAATTTACAAAAACAATTAAAGACACAAACTATTAAATTAGATTTATTAAAACAACAATTAGCCATTGAGGAATTAAGAAATGGTTTTAGTCCAAAACTAACAGCTGAATTAAAAAAGCAATTATTAATACAACGTGAGATAAACATTGCAGATTTAGAAAATCTACAAACACAATTAAAATTAGCAAAAGGAAACGAAAGTAAACGTAAAGAACAAGAAAAACTTGTTCAACTTTTATTTGGACAAAAAGCTGCTAATTCTTTAATATTAAAATCAAAAGAAAAAGAAGAAGAAATTCAAGAAAAAATAAATGAAGCTAAAAAGAGGGCGGGTACAATTGATTTGGAATTAGCACAAATTGATAAAGCTGCAGTAGATAGAAAAAAAACAAATGAAGATAAAGCTAAAGAAAGAGAAAAACAAAATTCGGATGATTTAGAAAAAATAAGAAAAGCATTAATAGACACAGAAGATAAAAGAAGAAAAGAGCAATTAAGAGAAATAAAAGCTGATTATGATGAAAAAATAAAATTAGCTGAAAAATATTACGGAGAAGAAAGTGAAAAAGTTTTAGCTTTAAGGAAGTCACAAAAAAATGCTATTAATAATCAACAAGATATATTTGACAAGGAAGATGAAGAAAAGAAAAAAGCAATACAAGCTAAAGAAGATGAAAAAACTAAAGAATTAGCCGATTTAAAGAAACAAATAAGAGATGCAGAATCGGTTACAGAAGATGAACGTAGGTTATTAGAAATAGAAAAAACAACAGAGCATTACAATAAGCTAATAGAACTTGCAAGGGCACAAGGTTTATCTACTGTTGCTTTAGAGGAAGCTAAAACAAAGGCTTTAGGTAAATTAAATAAAGCAGAAATAAAATCTAATAAAGAAAAAACCAAAGCAGTTGGAGGTGCTTTAAACCAATTAAGTGGAATATTAGGAGAAAGTACTGCTGCGGGTAAAGGAATGGCAATTGCTGCTGCGACTATAAATACATATCAAGGGGTAACAGATGCATTAGCTGCTAAAACATTTACTCCATTTGATACTGCTTTAAAATTCGTTAATGCTGCTTTAATATTGTCGAGTGGTTTAAAAACGGTTGGACAAATAAAAAGCGTTAAAATACCTGCGTCAAGTGGTGGTGGTTCTACGGGTATTTCAGGTGGTAGTGGTTCTGCACCGAGTGTATCTCAACCCCCTGCATTTAACGTAGTAGGCGCAAGTAGTACAAATCAATTAGCAGAAGCAATAGGTGGACAATCAAAAGAACCTGTTAAGGCTTACGTAGTTTCTAACGATGTAACAACTGCACAAAGTTTAGATAGAAATATTGTAGATAGTGCATCTATTTAAAAATGCAAAATATAAACATAAAATTGTAATATAATTATGAAAATGATTGAACTTATTTTAGATGAAGATGAAGCAATAGGAGTTGAAGCAATATCAGTTGTAGAAAATCCTGCTATTGAAAGTGACTTCATTGCACTAAAAACACAAGAAATAAAACTTGCAGAAATAGACAAAGAGAAACGTTTATTAATGGGTGCTTTATTAATACCAAAGAAGCCTATATACAGACGTAATGGAGAAGATGAGTATTATATATTCTTTTCAGAAGATACTGTCTTAAAAGCATCTCAAATGTATTTACAGAATGGTAATCAATCACAATCTACATTAGAACACGATAAACAATTAGAAGGTTTAACGTTAGTAGAAAGTTGGATTGTTGAAGATAAACAAAAAGATAAAACTGCTTTATATAGTTTAGATGTACCTGTTGGAACTTGGATGGGTAGTGTTAAGGTAAACAACGATGAGATTTGGAATGACTATGTAAAAACAGGTAAAGTAAAAGGCTTTTCAATTGAAGGTTACTTTGCAGATAAAATGGAAAGACCAAAAGAAGAGATTGAAGAAAACCTATCTAAAGATGAGGAATTATTAAAAGAACTAATAAATATATTAAAAAATGAGTAGAATATCAACAAGAAGAAGTAGTGTTGAAGTAAAACTAAAGCAATATGGCTGAAAGAGCTAAATATTGCAAATGTAAAAACACATACACTATAAAAGGATGTGATAAAAAGAATTGTAATGCACCTGAATATTGGAAACAAGGCATTGGGAGTATTTATAAAAATTCTGATGAAAATGTAAATTAATTAATATAAATTGTAATATAACTATGAACACAAACCAAACATTAAACAAGGTTCGTACCTTACTTGGGATAGAAGTAAAGTTAGAACAAATGAAACTTGATAATGGTACTATCTTTGAAGCAGAAGTATTTGAAGCGGGTGCAGAAGTTTTCGTTGTCGCAGATGATGAAAGAGTTGCAGTACCTGTTGGAGAATATGAAACTGAAGATGGTAAAATTATTGTAGTTTCAGAAGAAGGAGTAATTGCTGAAATTAAAGATGCAGAAGCTGAAGAAGAAGCACCTGCAGAAGAAGCACCTGAAGAAGTAGTTGAAGAAGAAATGTCTGAAGAAACTGCATCACCTAAAAAGATTGTAAAATCAATTAGTGAGGAACAATTTTTTTCGGCAATTGAAGAACTTAAAAAAGAAATTGAAGCATTAAAACTTTCAAGCCAAGAAGTAAAGGCTGAAAAAGTAAAAGCAGAAGTTTCTGTTGAGTTATCAGAAGAAGTTGAAGGTATTACACACACACCTGAAAATGAAGTAAACAAAAAAGAGTTACACCTTTACTCACAAAAAGGTAAGAACAACGTATTAAACAATATTTTTAATAGAATAAATAGATAAAAATGGCAACAACAACAAACATCACAACCTCTTATTCAGGGGAATTCTCAAGTAAATATGTATCAGCAGCTTTATTGAGTGGTAACACAATCGCAAATGGTTTAATCGAAGTAAAACCAAATGTAAAGTACAAAGAAGTATTAAAGAGAGTATCATTAGATGGTATTACTGCTAATGCATCTTGTGACTTTTCAGACACTTCTACTTTAGATTTAACTGAAAAAATTCTTGAACCAAAAGAATTACAAGTTAATTTAGAATTATGTAAAACTCCATTCCAATCAGATTGGGAAGCAGTATCAATGGGTTATTCAGCACACGATAACTTACCTAAAACTTTTTCTGATTACTTTATTGGACACATTGCTGCTAAAGTAGCTGAAAAAACAGAGCAAGATATTTGGAGTGGAACTGCAGGAGCAGGTTCATTTGATGGTTTCGCAACTTTATTAGCTGCAGATGCTGACTTACCTGCTGCACAAGAAGTAACAGGAACGGCTGTAACTGCTGCAAACGTAGTAGTTGAATTAGGAAAAGTAGCAGATGCTATTCCAAGTGCATTATATGGTTCAGAAGATTTATATATCTATGTAGCACAAAATGTATTTAGAGCATACAAAAGAGCATTAGCTGCAACAAATGGAAGCATTCAAGGTAATAACCAAGATATCAATATTGAGTATTTTGATGGTATCAAAGTTGTTATGGCAAATGGATTAGCAAACAACACAATGGTTGCTGCTGAAAAATCTAACTTATTCTTTGGTACAGGTTTAATTTCTGACCACAACGAAGTTAAGGTTTTAGATATGGCAGATTTAGATGGTTCTAAAAATGTTAGATTTATTATGAGATATACTGCAGGAGTACAATACGCAGTTGTAGAAGATATAGTTACTTACGGAATTGTAAACGGAGCTAACTAATAACAATTAATAATTAATAAGAAGGGGTAGGTGATAATTTGCCCACCCCTTTTTTAATAACTTTAAAAAAATATAACACAATGGCTTGTATATTAACATCAGGAAGAAGTTTACCTTGTAAAAGCTCTGTAGGTGGTTTAAAAGCGGTTTATTTTGCAGATTATGGTACATTAGGAGATGTAACAGAAACAGCAGGAGAAGTAACTGCAATCACAGGAACACCAACACTTTACAAATACGACATTAAAGGTAATTCATCTTTAGAAACAACAATCAACAGTTCAAGAGAAAACGGAACTACATTTTACACACAAACTTTAAACTTAACTTTACCTGTTTTAGATAAAGCAACACAAGAAGAGGTTAAACTATTAGCGGCAGGAAGACCGCATATCTTTATTGAAGATTATAATGGAAACTACTTTTTAGTAGGTTTAGAACACGGGGCAGAAGTAACAGGCGGTACTATAGTAAGTGGTGCTGCAATGGCAGACTTGAGCGGATTTACTTTAAGTTTTGAAGGTCAAGAAATTGCACCTGCACCATTTGTGACTGCATCAGTAGTAACAGGAGCGACAGAAGGTAGTCAAATTGACCCTAATGCATAATTGTTTTTAATTTAATTGTTTCTCAAAAAGGGGGTGGCTTAACGGTTACCCTTTTTTTTGGCTTAAACAATAAATAATGTAGTTTTATTTGTAATATATATATGAAGCATTTGTTTCCAACATCAGACGAACAGACTATAAAAATTATACCAAGAGTATATACAACTTCTATCATTTTAAAGTTAAGAGATGATAGTAGTAATGAAATAGTTTCAATAACGCCAACATTAAGTATTGTTAAAGGTTATTTAGAAATAACAAACGTATTTGATTTAAAAGAGGGTAGATTTTACGATTTAAAAGTTATTGATACAACAAACGACCAAATTATTTATAGAGATAAAATATTTTGTACTGCACAATTAACAAGCCAAGCAAACAATGAATACTATTCTGTAAATAAAGATGAATATAAGCCTAAAAGTGGCAATAATGACTTTATAATATTATGAGTAAACGTATAAATAAATACAGAAGTAATACAACACAAACAAAAGGTAAATCACAAATTAGCTTTGTAAATTTATCTACATATACTTCACCTGAAATTGTAGAAAACAAATATAAAGAATGGGTTGAATTTGGTGCTGATAATGACTACTTTAAATTCTTGATTGATAGATATCAAGGTAGCCCAACAAACAATGCAGTTATCAATGGTATTAGCCAAATGATATATGGAAAAGGTTTAGATGCAACTAATAGTTCAAAGAAACCTGAAGCCTATGCAGAAATGATTTCTTTATTTAGAAAAGATGTTGTTAGAAGATTAGCATACGATTTAAAATTAGCAGGACAATGTGCAATACAAATTATTTATTCTAAAGATAGAAAGAAAATTGCAAAGGTTGAGCATATGCCAATTGAAACACTACGTGCTGAAAAGTTAAGTGGTGACGAAAAAAAAGTACAAGCCTTTTACTATCATCCTGATTGGGTTAATTTAAAGCCTTCTGATAAACCTTTACGTATTCCTGCTTATGGTACGTCAAAAGTGCCACAACCAATTGAAATAATGTACGTTAAACCTTACGAGATAGGTATGTATTATTATTCTACTCCTGATTATCAAGGTGGCTTACAATATGCAGAATTAGAAGAAGAGATATCTAATTACCATTTAAACAACATTATGAATGGATTAGCACCAAGTATGTTAATCAATTTTAATAATGGAACACCTGATGAAGAAAAGCAAACATTAATTGAAAACAAAATTAAGGGTAAATTTAGCGGTAGTTCAAATGCAGGTAAATTCATATTAGCATTTAACGATAATAAAGAAAGTGCGGCAGATATTACACCTGTTCAATTAAGTGATGCACATAATCAATACCAATTTTTAAGTGAAGAAGCACAAAAGAAAATAATGGTAGCACATAGGGTAACAAGTCCAATGCTATTAGGTATTAAAGACAATACAGGTTTTGGTAACAATGCTGATGAAATGCGTACTGCTTCTGTATTAATGGAAAACACCGTTATAATGCCTTTTAGAGAACTTTTAATTGATGCCTTTGATGCAATACTATCTTTTAATAATATTAGCTTAAAACTTTACTTTAAGACGTTACAGCCATTAGAATTTATTGATTTAGATAATGTAAAAGATAAAGAAACAAGAGAAGAGGAAACGGGTGTTAAAATGTCTAAAGTATTTTCTGATTTAGAAGAATTTGGAGAAGATGAAGATTTAGATAATTGGGAATTGATTGATGAACGTAAAGTTGATTATGATACCGAAGAAGAATTAGATGCTGAAATAAATAAGCTAAACGAAAAGAAAGAAAGTTTACTATCTAAAATTTGGAATTTTGCAACAACAGGAACTGCAAGACCAAACGCAAATAGCGAACAAGATGGTCAAAATGAAGAGGGTTTAAATTTTAAAGTACGTTATCAATATGCACCTTTAACTGCATCGGGAAACAGTAGGGATTTTTGTAAGAAAATGGTATCAGCTAAAAAGATATATCGTAAAGAAGATATACAACAAATGAGTCAAAAGGCAGTTAATGCAGGTTGGGGTTTAAATGGTGCTGATACTTATGATATTTGGTTGTATAAAGGTGGAGGTGACTGTCATCATTTTTGGATGCGTAAAACATATATGGCAAAAGGTAAAAACTTAAAACCTGATGTAGGTAATCCTAAAGCGGAGGTAAGTGTAAACAAGGCTAAAAAAGAAGGTTTTAAACCACAAGTAAATGAAGCAGAAGTTGCTATGAGACCAACAGATATGCCTAATAATGGATTTGTAAATAAAAAGAGATAGATGAAAGCACTATTTATAAGTAGAACCGATTTAGTAAAAAATACTATAATGGATGGAAATGTTGATACTGATAAATTCATTCAGTTTATTAAGATTTCTCAAGAAATTCATATCCAAAACTATTTAGGTACAAAATTATATGAACGCATTGAAAACGATATTTTAAACGATACGTTAACAGGTGATTATGAGGAATTAGTTACAAAGTACATACAACCGATGTTAATACATTATGCTATGGTTGATTATTTACCATTTGCAGCATATCAATTAAAGAATGGTGGTGTATTTAAACACAATAGTGAAAATGCAGAAACTGTTGCTAAAAACGAAGTTGATTTCTTAATACAAAAAGAAAGGGATTTTGCTGAATATTACACGAGAAGGTTTGTAGATTACATTTGTTTTAACAATACAAAGTTTCCTGAATATACAGATAATCAAAGCCCTGATGTTTATCCTGATAAAAATGTAGGTGGTTCAAATTGGGTATTGTAATGAAGAAAGCGATGTATAAACCAAAGCAAAGTAATGTTGTTAAATTAGTGACATATTTAACGAAAAAAGAAAAGAAATGATAGAGCCAAGTTTAGCTTTAATACCAAGTGGAGTAAAAGCATCAAAAGTATATAGTGTTTTACCAACAGACGGAAGTGGAGATTTTGACTTTACAAGAAGTGGGAGTGCCACTCGTATAAACAAAGATGGCTTAATAGAAACAGTTTCAACTAACGTTCCAAGACTTAACTATCCTTTAATTGATGGTGTTGTAAGTGGTTGTCCGAGTTTGTTGTTAGAGAATAGTGCAACAAATTTAATAACGTATTCAGAAGATTTT